CTGGGGGTAGGAGCATGGGTGAGGTGTGGTGCATCTCTAGGAGGAGGGTCCCCATCTCGGGGATGTCCCGCTCCTTAGCGATCTCGATCATAGGCCCTCACGAGATCCCCCAGGCTGTAATTTTGGGGCGGCTGGCGCTCATGGCCGTAGGCCTTCTTGCGGATGGCCTTGCGCAGGCCGTCGAGCTTCTTGGCCCCCGCCTGGTTGTTGCCATCCCCGAGGGCGGCCACCGTCGCGGCATCGAAGACGAACTCCCCCGAGGAGAGGCGGGCAGGCTCCTTCCCATCGATGATGGCGGGTACGTCGTCGTCCATGCCCCCGCTATCACCGGGGATGTAGCCGCCCTCGGCCCACCCCGGAGATGGACCTTCACCGGGCTGGCCCCCAGGCATGTCGCCCGAAGGATTGGAGGATCCCTCCTCGGCCGAAGGAGCCGAGGACTGGTCCATGGATCCCAGGACTTCCCCGAGCTGGCCCACCGTGTTGAGGTCGTTGACGGAGCTGAAGAACCCCATCTCAGGACTCATCTGCCCCGACGATATCTGCGCCCCATACTGCTGGGCAATGCTGGGGCCCTGCATTGAAGCCAGCATACCCATCATGGATTCTGCAGGGATGCCGCGCTCGATGCCCCGCGCAAGGGCAGCATCGAACTGTGCCTGGGGAGACTGCGCGCCCAGGAGTCCACCCACGGGACCGAGGGCCGCCGAGAGCATGCTCTGCCCATAGGAGACGTTGGCGGGCAGCCCCAGCCCTGAGAGGGTCTGGTTGGCGGCGTATGCACCTGCCGCACCTCCGAGGGCACCCAGGCCCGAGATGCCCGTGGCAAGCCCGGCAGCGGTACCCACGCGGCCCAGCGCATCGAAGCTTGTGCCCGGGGCGGCGTAGGACGTGGATGAATATCCCCTTCCCCCTTCCCCGCTTTCGTTGTAGCGTTCCCCTTCCCGCAACCCTTCGAGGACCGGGGATACGGCAGGGGACACCTTCTCGGGATCCCTCCCGTAGACACCCATGTAGCCCGAAGCTTGAGGCTGGTAGATGGGGCCAGGCTCCATGGCGGGGCGCTGCCCCTGCAGGGACTGGAAGCCAGGCATGGGAAAGAAAGGATTCATGACTTGTCCACCTTCAGGAGGCCCTTGGTCTCCAGGTCCTTGAGGAGCTTCGCCACCGTGTAGGCTACCGCAGTAACGTTGATGCTGCCGAGGTCGAGGGTGGCACTCGTGGGAATTGTACCAGAAACTGCGTAGCCTGTCACCCCAGGCCCCGTCACCACCTGGGTGTGGTAGAGGGTGAGGACGCGCACCATCTCGTTCCACGCCTGAGCCTCGTCAGGCTGGAAGCTGTAGGGTGCAAGGGGGAAGATCGGCCTCATCGTTCACCATCGGGAGCCACGCGGAAGCGCAGCGCGCCCAGCCTCCAAGATGTGTTGACACCATCCCCATCGATGCGATAGTATGCGTGGCGACCCCTGACCCGAAGGTCGATCTTCTGGGTTCCGGCCGACACCGTGAAGGGCCCCTTCGTGACCTCCTGCGCCGTGGGGGTGTTGGGGTACTTGAGGGTGTGGACGGTGATGTCGAGGTTCCCGGGCATCGCCTCCCCGTTGCGATCCGAGAAGTCGGGGATGATGCGGTCCATGTACATCAGCTCCTGGCCCGCCCCCAGGTCGAACATGTTGCTCTCGATGAAGGACTGCATGGCCGCCCCGTCATCGTCGTTCCCATACTCGTGGTAGTAGAGGCGGGTGGCACTGGCTGGGTAGCCCGCCGCGATGGGGTAGGTGTTGATGCCCTGGTCCAGCCACGCGGTGCGCACGATGCGCCCAATGCTCCACACGTCCTGCATGTAATCGTAGATGACGTAGCTATCGACTTCCCCCGTGGTGGTGGGGTAGAACCAGATCACCTCGTTGTAGGAGGTGTTGCTCCCCGCATAGATCTTGTCGAGCTGGGTCCTGTCCAGGGCCTCGAAGATGTAGCGTAGAACGTCGCACTTCATGGGGCGCGCCGCCGCACCATCATACAGCATGAAGCGTTCGTCGGCCATCCAGTAGGTGCGGCCCGCCACCTCGACCATGGCGTTCTGGCCCAGCACCCCGCAGTTGGTGCCGATGAGCTGGAAGCCGAAAGTGTAGGGGGGACCAACCTGCTGCATGCTGTAGAGGTTCTCGTCGGTCCACACGAGGATCTGCCCGCGACCCCTTCGGGCAGCAATGATGCGCGAGGCACCGGAGAGGACCTTGTCCCCCGCAGTGTTGGTGGCGCTGGCGTTCCAGTCGGAGATGTTCTCCTGGCTGCACCACCGGATGTAGAGGGGGTTGGTGACGGAGGTGAGGGCATCAGGTGCCCCGAAGGAAATGAGGTGCCTGTCTTCAGGGGAGACGAGGACCTGCGTCTGCACCGAGGGCGAGGTGGGCACCACCGAGGCACGGGAAGTAAGGCCCTGGGTGTTGTCCCAGTAGTAGATCTTGCCGTCGCGGGGGCTGGCAACGAGGTCCTCGCCCCACGCATCCAGGCTCCAGTAGCGCAGGGGGGAGACGAAGGCCACCGAGGCGGGGCTGCCCCATCCCTGGCTTCCGCCCCACGAACCTGCACCCCAGCCGAAGTTGGCGGCGTTGCTGGCGTTGCCCGAAGGGAGGATGAAGAAACCCTTGACGGCGCCCCCGGCGGTGGCGGAGGTGGCGGCGGCGGTTACACTGGTGTTGATGGTGAAGGTGTTGGCATCCAGCACCTGGATGGGGAAGCCCCCCAGGGGGGCCGACACCGGGTAGATGTTGCCGCCCACCGTGGCATCCACCGAGGTGAAGTAGACGTAGTCACCGGAGGCCCTGCCGTGGGAGGAGACCACGACGGTGAGGAGGGTGGAGCCCGCCGAGGTGCTGAAGGCGTTGCTCACCGACACGGAGACATCCACGGGGGTTACGTCGAAGTACTTGCCACCATACCAGATGAAGAGGTGGGAGTTGGTCCCCAGGGCGAGGTAGGTCACGCCATCGAGGGTGGTCCACGTGAAGATGCTGCGGCCCACCCCGGGGACGTTGGTGGTGTCGCCCACCCCGTTGACATTCTGCCAGCCTCCGATCTTCTCGGGCTGGCCGTAGCGGAAGCGCACCTTGTCGGCGTCGTACCAGCCGCCCTCCCCGCCGTAGCGCGTCAGCTCCCGGTTGATGCCCGGCTTGCCCGGGGTGAGGATGAGGGTAGGCGACTTGGGGATCTCAGCCATCTCGCTTCCTCAGGTAGTCCTGCACCGTCTTGCTCTCCCAGATGCGGATGAGGGTCCACACGATAGTGAAGAGGGCCGCGATGGCGGGGAGGATCCCGGCAATGGTGCTGACCACCGTGGCTACGGAGGCTGCATCGACCATGTTCTTCGTATGCTCATCCATGATAGGCCGCCCACATGAGGAGTCCGAGGAGGAAACCCACGCCGCACTCAGCCCGCTCGGTCCACTTGCCCCCCAGGGGCTTGGCCAGCGCATATGGCAGCATGAGGAGGGGGCCTCCACACACCAGCCACACCTTGTCGGGGTCCATGTAGATGGCTGGAAGGAGGACGATGGAGGTGACGGAGGCACCCCACATGGCCAGCCACCCGTAGTCGGCCTTCTCCTCCAGTCCCATGGAGCGGTCGAAGTAGGGGAGGGTCATGGCCGCGAAGATGAAGGGCCACAGCACCGCCAGCTTCCAATCAATATAGAGGAGGGGCGCCGTGATGAGTGCGCTGGTGACAATGCGGGTGATGCCCGTTCCCACATGGATGCCCACCATGCTGGTAAGCTGGTTGAGGGCCCCACCGCGCAGACGCCAGCACAACCCACACCACACTGCGTACAAAATGGAAATCATCGTGCCCTCGCGTATTTGAATGGGTTTTCGGCATATGCGATGAACGCATACTTGTTGCCGCTATTGTTCAGGCTGTAGCCGGTAGGCGCACGAACCTTGAAGCCGTTCGACAGAAGGTCGAGGCCGTAGGTGTTGGACAGTTCCTGAGCCGTCGAGTCAGAGAAAACGCGCAAGATCACTTCGTTAGCCGAGTTCGACGGGTTAGACATGAACCAACCCGTGGCGACATTCACGGCCTTCACCATGACGAACTTGGGGCGGAACCCGCACCACACGAACGGCCCATCAGTCGATGCGTTGCCGGTGTAGCTGCCGATCTGAGAGAAGCCTGCAATGGACGAGAAAAAATATCCGACGTAGGCAACAGCGTTGATGTTGTTGTAGCTGCCAACTCGAAACGTCGTGGATGTCGGAGACGTGCTGTCGAACATCGTCGTATCGACGGCTTCAGCGGCGGCGGTGCCAAGGTCCATGTAGTAGGCGGCGCTGGTCATGCTGTTGAACCAGCAGGCCCATACCCGAGCATCCGTGCCGCGCAGCATCATAAACTCTGGCGTGACGCCAAGAGCGTGGTTGATCGTGCGCGCTCCCGTCCCGTCTCCTGTCCAGCTAAGTATGTCGAGGCCAGCCGTCGTGCTTTCCTTCCACGCCCAGTCCACATAGGTGTTCGTATTGATGTTGACGCCACGCGAAGAGGCATCGCTGCCCAGCGAGTAGCCATTGGCATTGAATGCCGTCAGCGTGTTGGTGTCGGTGTACTGAGCGTTGGGTCCGGTGGTCTGGATGCCCTTCGTCGCGCCGATGACGCTGTTGAACAGATTGTGCGCCGTGCCGTTGCTCCGGCTCTTGATCCACACCCAGTCCGGCTGGAAACCCAACGTGCTTACAGATGTCGTCGCACCCGTGCCAGTTCGCCGCGTAACGTCAAAGTAGGTGCTGCTCTTCTTGATGGAGGGCGTCGGGAGGTTGGCGGTGTTCAGCGCCTTGAAGCCGCTGGGCGGCGTGTAGGCGAAGGCGCGTTGGCCGAAGTTGACCTCGTTGTCCTGAGTGGCCGCATCGCACATGGCTGCGACCCAGCTATAGGACAGGGAAACCGTAGTTACCTCCCCAGTTCCGGCGGCTGGATCTCCAGAGTTTAGCCACGTTCCGTTTCTGCCAACCCACAATTCTCCAGTCGCCGCATCAAACGCAAATTGGATGATGTCTCCTGCGGACGGAGTTGCGCCAGCAACAATCGCGACGCTGTTGAGGTATACGTCTCCATCGCCCGAGTAATATCCAACAGCATTTGCCGGGCCCAAGGATCCGCCGAGGAAGTAACTGGCTCCGCTTGACGGTGGGCTTTGATCAACCCGCATGATGCCGGGTCGATGGTATGTCAGCGTCGTCGGGACAACGCACTCCCAATAGCACTTTCCGCTCAGGACAAAAGTGCTCTGCACAAGGTAGAAAGCTGCTCCGCCGCCGCCAGAGTTCCAAGTCATGTTGGCGTTCTTCAGCGAACCACCAGAAACAGACTTGCTCAACGGATTGAGGACGCAGTAATTCAGCGTCGGCGTGTCCGTCATCTGATCGAACGTCACGCCGCTCGTCACCGAGATGCCGCTGGGCGTCCAGTTGTTGCCGTTGCCGCTGCTGTCCTTGCCAATCGCAGTTGCGGTAGCCGCAGAGGCGTCAGCGAACTTCAGATAGAAGCCGTTGGTGCCGTAGGTGCCCGCGTACTTCTTCGGAACCCACACGCCCGTTGCGCTGTCCGTCTGGCCGAAGCTGCTGGGGGTAAGAGCTTGGCCGTCGATGAAGTTCATTTCAGACAGATAACCATCGACATATGTCCCGTTGACCGTATCAGACATGATGCGATAGGCGGTCGATGCTGCGTTCAGATAGCTGTCGTAGTTGAGCGACGGGTATGTACCAGACAGATACGTCATGGCAGTACCGTTCCAGTAGACCTTAACTCGGTCACTTGCCGTCGCCTGCGTGGTATCGATGGCAACAACGAGGTGGCCCCATGCGCTCGGATCCCGAAAGAGGCCTGTGAATTGGATGTCGTTTGCCGCGTCATTGCGGATGAATAGACGACCGCCAAAAGAAATCATGTTCCAGCCAATCATTCCGTTGTTCGCGGATGAGCTGACTAGAGCAATCTGCGTGGACGACGATAGCGATGGAGCGGCCTTGATCCACGCCGAATATGTAAAGATCCGCTTCGATGTTGGGGACGCCCCGCTGGTGCGGCTCAGATACGCGCTGTTGGCCGCGCGAAACCGCAGCGAGTAGGGGATGGTATATGCGCTGGAAGAAAGCAGCAGGGCGTTCGCGGAGCCGGGGACAATCATGGCGTCACTTCACATCGTTGAGCATGGTTGCGGCAATGCGGGTGGTACTCTCGACGTAGTACACAATAACGTCAACCGCAGATGCCGTGGTGGTAAGGGTGGGAACCGTACCTCCGGGGAACTTCCAATATGACCCGTAAGCAAGTGTTCGCCCGCCAGTAGCATCCTGAGTAATCACGATAGCGCCAGATTGACCTGCGGTGATGTTTGTGGGATTGGCTAGGGTTCTATTTCCGCCAATGGTCAGGGAGTAGTTGTTCGCAGCGTTGAAGTCCGGCGTGATAGTCGCGCCATCCGTAAGGGCGGTAATCGACCCACGCTGCGCCACGGTGAAAGACTGATTGGCAGCCAGAACAGCGACCGTGCTGGTAACAT